CTTGATTGTATATTAGAGAAAAAGAACACTTCACGCCCACATCACCTCTTTTTAGGAAGTGGAAAGGGATTAGGGCCAATGCCACCAGCATTTTTCTTTTTTTTAGTCCGCTTACGGCGGGGAGCTTGATTACGAACACCGGGATTGGAAGCAGTAGTACCAGAGCCGGAGATAACAACTGCTTTCTTAGCAGTGTTTCTCTCAACAGCCTTAGCTAACTTCGCAATCTCTTGAGTCTCACGAGATGATTTCTCAACCTCAGGAGCGGTGATAGCATGAATAGCTCGCTTCATAACAGGAAAAACTTGGCTAATAGCATTATAAAGCCACTCACCTAGGAAATTTTCATCAACTGGAACAGCTATAGGCTGCTCACGCATCATTCTAGACTTAATTTCAAAATACTCAGAACAATACTCAGCACAAGGCTGAGCAGCGAGAGAGAAATCGGCTTCATCAGGACTAGGAAACCTTTCATAGATATAACGAACGCGGAGCAAACCAGTATGAAACTGATTTAACCCAGTTAACATAATTCCTTTAGTATTGTAAGGGACGAGATTCCAAATTGAGCCGGGAACAGATGTTCGGGCAAGCAGACCAGCAGGAGCTGGAACTGAGCCACCTGTAATAACATCAGCAGGAGTAACCAAGGAGCGAGGGCCAGCTTGGAAATCCGCTTTAAATATTACAGGTTGAGTATCATCAACAGTTTTGGCAGGAATTTCGGCTTCAATAGCATTACAAACTAAGTAAGCACCTTGAGAGGCTTTCCATCCAACAGTCCCAGCAAGAAGATTAGCTTCTTGGGGAGTTTCGGGAGGACGTCTCATGAGAATGGCTGAAGTTCCACCATTCAAAGTAACAACACCAACATTTGGAGATGCGTATGAAATATGCGACTTAGCTTCAAAAGCATTCGTCGGTTGTTCATAACACCTTAAAGAACCACCTTGGTACAAGGGGGGAGTAGTATCATAGTATTCAACACCCATGCCGATCAACCGACCGACACCTTTGGAATACGTATCAGGCATACCAACTCCAATAGCTTGAGCATTTCCAGGATCATCAGCCCTAAAAGGGCCTAATGGATTACCATCTAAACCACGCCAGACAGCTACACTAGGATATCGATCAAGAGGATTTCTAGGCACAGCAGGAAACTGTGCATAATTTCCAAAAAGATCAGCACCCTGGGCAACAGTAAGTCCAGCAGTAAAAGGATCGGCAGTCCACGGATTTGTTTGAATATGCATAGCCCAATTATTAGTACCAGTAACAGAAGGAGCAGAAATCTGAAGTTCCTGTGTTATCACAGAAGTCATAGATTTTCCTTGCTTAGCATCAGGAAGTCCATTTAAGTGAGGCATCTGGCCATCAAAAAAAGGGTCACAAGTCATGACGAGACAAGCAGCAGCATCATCAGGCATACATCCTTTCGATGAAAGGGCATGGGCTAATTTTTCATTTTCGCCAACTTTCGACATAAGGTCTTTAAAGCCAACCATCCTCCAGTTCAAAGAACCATCATAGGACGAAAGAAGGGAAAAGAAAAATTAGAAAAATAAACTCAACGAGAGAGTTCCACCCCACCATGGGGAAGAACCTTGGTGAAGTGAGGCTTCACATCATGGGAAAAAGAAAACCCAGACATCATCTCACAACGCTCACCCACAGGGAGCTGAGGACCAAGTTCCCAACCTAAATGATAGGAGAGGACCTTTCTCGGAGAAAAGGAACTTAACGAATTAGCATCTAAAACTTCAAGTAAACCAGGATCAAAATTGCTTTTTTGAAGCAAATAGAAAACATATTGGGACAGAATCTCAAAAACTACATCATCCTTAAAAGACAGGAGAGTAAGTTGTAATATTTTCATAAAATGCTCAGTTTGAGTAAGCTTACAATTTAATCCAACACGAGACACGGAAGAACAAATTTTCCCAATGCGAGGGTAAGGGATGTAGCGAGCAGTTTCATCATCAAAATGACAGAAACTTCCTAAAAATTCATGATCTGGATGGATATGGCCAACAACCTCAGTAACTAAAACTGATGAAGGTTTTATAACCATTCCATACATTGCATAAACTTCTTTTTCTAGGGAGGCGAAAGTTTCGGGAGTTAAACCAAAAAATTCTAAATTAATACCTCCAAGCTTATCATCACTATATAAATAAATCAAGGCATTGAGTAAGATGTCATCAAGAACTGGTAATTCACCATACTTCCGATAATATGCAAGTGTTAACAAATGCATAACAATCACTAAATGAAGGATTGAATTATCAGAAGCAGTGTTATTTCCACCAGAATCATTTCCAGTGACACGAATGTAAATGGAACCATCAGGGAGGAGAATTGTAGGAAAGATAGTGTGAAAAACAGTATCATGAACAAACTCCTTCAACACATCTGGATAACGGAGACCACGCAAACGCAATTCATAAACAGGTTCTAAAGGTGCTACTCTATCATAACCAGAAGCATCACTCTGAACAGTATGAGTGAAATCTTCTAGCTTAGTAATAACACGATGAAAGCCACCAAATTGCTTAGTCATTCCATATTGGATCCACTTAGTTTTTGAAGAATTAATAATATTAGCATTTTGTTGATCAAAAAGAAATTTTTGCTTAACAACTTTATCAAGAGGAGCTCCAAAAGTAGTTCTCAATTTTCTACGGGCAAGATCTTCCATAGAGAGAAATTCATCTTTTGAGTTCACAGTATCAAGAGGTATATAATCTAAACGGCGAACAAGATCATCAAACATTTTAGAATCAAAAGCTGATCCTTTATCTCGATAACCATATTTTGTGTAGGGAAAACCTGCAGAAGCGGACATATTAAATTCCGAAAGTCTTTTAGGGTCTATATCAAGTGAAACAGTTAGATCATCCTTTAACATCTGCCAAGATAGTTCCATCGCATGAGCATGGAACCGATCATTAACAGATGGGACAACACAAGGGACATCACATTTAGCAATAGAAGCTTTAAGATCTGCAAGAACAGGGCGAACACGTTCACAATCTGCTTTAGCATATACAGGAGAGCAATCCAATACATTCTGATTAACAAATTCATTAAATTCAGGACACATAGTTACAGTGTAATTAGGGCCACTAACGGCTACTGGGACACTCCTACTAGGGAGGAAACCCACTGGCACCAGATATTTAAACTCTGGTGAGGGGAGAGGGTTGAGACTATAGTAGCCTGTTCCCAACCCTCCTTCCAAGTCGGAGCAAAGTCACTGGTTTTTGTTGATCCACTGGACCAACATAGGTGTTATAATTACCCACCTATTACCTTTACCTTCACCATCAGTTCCAACATGAATACCCATAGGACCTTGAGCAGACCAAATAGGCGCTCCACAGTCACCAGCCTTAGATTCAGCAAAATACAAAACTTCTCCATTTCTTCCTGGAGCTTCAAATCGTTGAGTAGAAGACGCAAACATTTTCCCATCTTTCTTTACAAACATGGTAGCAGCTTGTGGGAGCTCATGTGTGGGAAGGATATTAGGAGTTAAATGAGGGAGAAGAGACACTAAAGTCTTTGCATTCTCCAAATCCAAAACAGCTAAATCGACCCTTTCATGAGATCTAAAAGCATTAAGAGCAACTTCATATTTCAAAGTCTTAACAACAAGATTTAAAGAGGTTCGGCCTTCTTTCTTAGCATATACAATAAAATGATTTGGAATTACAATAAAGGGTTTACTATCAAATTTCATAATAGAAAACCAACCAACTTGTTCATCACCAAAACAAACGGAACCTTGCTTATCAGCACGCTCATCATTTGTTTGGACTACACAAGGGTTAGGAACTTTTGCTTCTACAAAATCTTTACCAGATACAGCTTGAACATACTTCTCACGTACCATAACAGCACGGGGAGTGAGACCACGATGAATTTTCCAAGCCAAATACGCTTTCCGGAAATCATCACCAAAATTCACATTTTTAGCATCAATACGGCTTCGACACCAACCAACAAACGCAATTTCATCTTCAGGAGTAAACTCTTTTCTAAGTTTCCCTTCCTTTTTAGGTTTCTTAACATCCTTAGGGACCTCAGGTTTTACCTTAGGGGACGAAGAAACAGGAACAGGTGGAGTCAAAGGAACTGGTTGAGCAACAGAAGAATTTCTTTTTTCCAATTCTAACTGCTCAATAACCAGAGCTTGTGCTACCAATTTTGATTTAAGAGTTTCAAATTCAAGATTAATTGAAGGGCTTTGGGGTAAGGGTTTTCGAGTAGCCATCCGAGCTTCATAAACATTAAGTTTAGGGGATTTCCTCACACGATGCTCTCGACGATGATCATCCCGATCATCACCAACACGGGCAGCATACTTAGAGGTGTAATCCCAAGCATCTTCATCAGGATGGTCCATACCATAATCATCCCACATATCACCAAAGAAAGACTTAATAAGAAAACTACCGGAATCAGCATCCCAATAGTAATCATCATCATAATAAGCATCAAGAAAATCATTAAAGGCATCTTGGTCCCACTTTTCACCAGTCCGTTCCATAAAAACGTCCAGCCAAGTATAAAAGGTACCACGATTTGCATCTCCCCACTTAATATACTGATCCGCAGCATATACATAGGAAGGTAAAACCTTACGATTATCTGATGTTTTAGGCTTCAAACCTTTAACAGGTTTGGCACCTTTTCTTCCCCCAGCATTATTTCTAATGGTTTTCTGTTTACCCTTCTTACTAGGCATTTCACGAGCATTTTTCTTTCTCCGAGACGATTCACGATCATCCTCGGGTACTTCTCGATATTTATAAATAAGAAATCCAAGAACCATAATAAAAACAATAAGTAAAATATAGGGGGAGATATTACCAATTCTGGCAGCAAGACTTTTCATTTTATCTTTAACATCTCCTACATAATCTTTCCAAGAAGAATAAACAGTATCCTTATATTCAGGATCATCTTCCTCAGTTACAGGAACAAACGGAGAATCTAGTGTGACCATATCATCATCACCAATCTCTTTAGAGGGAGCCTTTCCATCACCTTGAACATTCCAAATAAAGGAAAAGGGCCCAGAAGCGGGCATGTCCATAGTAGTAGGTTTAAAGGGAGTATATCTTTTTGTATCAACAGGAGAACTGTCAGGATTATAAAAGAAACATGGATGTAGTTCTTTTAATACACCACAAGAACATAGTGGTTCACCAACAGTAAATTCAAAATCTTCAATTCTAGCAGAACAACCTCGCGGAATCACATGCTCATTAGCATGGTTTCCACATTTTCCACAATAAGAATCGGG